GAGGTACCATTGGAGGAATCCACTGAGGTCCCATTGGAGGAATCCACTGAGGTCCCATTGGAGGAATCCACTGAGGTCCCATTGGAGGAATCCACTGAGGCCCCATTGGAGGAATCCACTGAGGCCCCATTGGAGGAATCCACTGAGGCCCCATTGGAGGAATCCACTGAGGCCCCATTGGACGCACCCGAAGCTCAGCCTGTAGAAAAACATATTCTTGTTAAGAATTCGAATGTTGTTGCATCAAAGACTGCCGTTCGTACTCATCGAGAGATTCTCGCTCAAAGTCGACTTGAACACTTCAATAAGCGGATGAAGGAAGCTCAGGCACGTCGGGATGCAATAATTGCTGCTTCTAAGAAGGCCGCCGAAAAGAAATCACCTCTTGTGTCAAATGACTAGTCGATTAATTCTGACTTGAAGTAAGAGACACAAGACCAAATAATGATTGCATTGCAATCGTTGCTGCTATTTTCTTTTTTGATTCTTTCTTTTCAAGTCAAAAATGTACCGTAAATCGATAGAACTTTTACTAATAAAGTATGGAAAATCTCCAATTCTTAGTATTGTTTCTAGAACATAAAGACGGGAGGAAGGAAGATCATGAAATGTTGAAGTCAACGTTTTTGCAACAACATCAATGTACGACTCATTTATCCCTTGTGCTTCACAAATTCTAGTATATCGCCTAGATATTATGGCTGTTCTTGAACAATCTGTATCTTCTTCTGACCTTTCCAATTGACGAGTTAATTCAAGATTAACTGGTTCTGTAGGATCATAAATTTTTGTTGTGACCATCTCTTCAAAGGCGATTTTTCGCTTTTCTCTCATATTGATTTTGAATTGGATTTTAAATTATACAGTCAAAACGTCAAGACTTTAACCTTATGTCGGAAAGAAGCGAAGAGACCGAAGTAATTTGCCACGTATATGACTCAGAATTTATTGATCATAATGACGATTTAGGAAATTTATCTTCGGGACTCAACTTATGGTGTTTAGATAGAAACTCTAATCCAGTACATTTGATTATCAAGGATGCACCAATTTATTGCTATGTTGAACTCCCGAAGTATCTTCACGGCAGTCCATTTGAATGGGACTCTGATGCTGTTGATGTTCTTTATACCAATTGGAGAAAAGTACACGGACAATCAGCCCCATGGATGATCGAATTAACAGATCGTAAGAAATTGTACTTGTACAAGGACCCTAACGACAAAGCTTCGAAGGACCAGATGGTTAGAGTTTTCTTTCGTTCGAAGATGTTTATGAGTATCTTCTGTAAGCGAATAGAAAAGCTACAAGACTACCCTGATTTCAGCACCCTTGCCTTCCAACATTATGAAGACAAGATTTCAATTCGTCGGAAGGTCTTTACCATTCGAAACACAAGGTTCAGTCAGTGGTTCCGCGTCAGCGGCACCCTTGTTCCGTTCGAAAGCGAAGATCGTGTCGCTGTTCAAGGAGTTGAAGGACGAAGGATTCAAGAATACATTGTTAATGAGTACATGTCGATCGACCCTGTTCCTTCAGACGAATCAATGGGCTGGACAACCAATCCGAGACTTGTGTCGTTCGATATTGAAACTTATACTGACAACCATTATGCTCTTCCTGATAAGTTCAATCCAAACCATGTTGTGTATATGATCTCTTGTCTCTATCAAGAAACAGGAAGACCAGAAACACGACAACGTTATGTGATTGTTCTTGGGGATTGCGGAGAGATTGAAGGCGTTAATGTTATTTGCGTTGATTCAGAATACGATGTAATTCAAGAGTTCTTGAAGTTGATCGAAAAGCTTGACCCTGAGATCTTAATGGGATACAACATCTTCGGATACGATTATCCATACATTATTGCTCGTCAAGCACCATTCATGGAGCCTTGGTACCCTTGTTCTCGAATTATGGGTCAAGAACTTCCAAAACCTTATGAGAATGAATGGCAGTCAAGTGGTTACGGTAAGAATATCATTTCTTACCTCAATATGCCCGGAAGAATATCCATTGATCTTCTTCCAATGATTCGACGTGACTATAAGCTTGACAAATACTCGCTTGATTTCGTTTCAAAGGCGTTTCTAGGTGTTGGTAAGCATGACGTTTCTCCTGTAGAAATGTTCAAAGCTTATGAATCCAAAGACATTGAAGAAATGACCCGCGTTACGAAGTATTGTGTACAGGATGCCGAACTTGTTATCGACTTGTATGAGAAGATGAACATATGGATTGGTCTTGTTGAAATGGCGAGCATCGTGGGTGTTGAACTAATGGACTTGTTTACGAAAGGACAACAAGTACGTTGTGTTTCCCAAGTCTATAACCTGACAGCAACACTTGGTATTGTTATCGACTCTCGTGAAGTACCTAAAGTACCTTACGAAGGCGGTTTTGTTGGAAAGCCAAAGGAAGGAATTCATGACAATGTCATTTGTCTTGATTTTGCAAGTCTGTATCCTTCGATTATGATGGCTTACAATATTTGTTATACAACTCTTGTTCCACCAAAGCTAGCAAATGTTGTTCCCGATGAGATGTGTCATCTGATTAAAGTTTATGATGACAAACCTCCTTATCGATTTGTGAAAAAAGAATACCTTCCGGGGATTCTTCCTAGACTAGTTGAAAACTTGGTCAATGAACGTAAAGCTGTAAAGGGACAAATTAAGGACATCAACAAGAAACTTGGTACAGACCCAGATACTGGAGAGATTGTCAATCAAGCCGCTTGGGATTCCCACTCTGAAGCCCAACGTGAATCACTTCAACTAACACTGAAGGTCCTTGACAAGCGACAAAATGGACTGAAAATTTCAGCCAATAGTATGTATGGATTTCTTGGTGTTCAAGAAGGTGGGAAGCTGCCTTTGATCGAAGGTGCAATGAGTATTACTGCCCGTGGCCGTGAACTCATTCAAGAAGTAAACACCTACCTTGAAAATAAGTACAAAGCCACGGTGGTATACAATGACACTGATTCTTCAATGGTTTCCATTCCTGAAATTACAGATCCAAAGGATTGTTATGCCTTTGGACTGAAGCTGGCGAAGGAAATCTCAGGGACACCGGAATACAAGCTCCCTGACGGAACAGTAGTTCCCACTGTACCAGGACTTTTTCCTCCACCATTGAAGATGGAGTTCGAAAAGGGAATGCGAATCCTTTGCATTGCAAAGAAGATGTATGCCGCCTTTCTAATTACTCCTGATGGATCATTTGTTATTGATCCAAAGTCTGGGAAAGAAAAGATTCTTAACCGTGGTATTGCCATTGCTCGAAGAGACAAAGTTGGATATCTAAAGAAGGTTTACACAACACTCCTAAGAGAGATCCTTCAGATGGCACCGATTGAAGATGCATTCAACTTGATAGTTAAAGCAGTTTATGAAATTCTTTCAGGAAAGCTTCCAATCAGAGGTAATCTAACGATCATTCGAGGTATTGGATCTGACTACAAGTCTCCGGGATTCTTTATGAAGGTCTTTGCAGATGAACTTGCCCGAATGGGGCATCCAATGCAATCTGGAGATCGTGCAGAATTCGTCGTTGTCAAGGCAACTGAACCAGGTCAACCACTTGGACGTCGAATGCGTCTTGTTGAAATGTACGAGGAATCACTTGAGTACGACGAAAATGTCTCTGGGCCAAGGCCTTCCACCATGTATCCTAAAGAAGAGATTGACTTGGAATATTACCTTACTCACGGTCTTCAAAATCCTCTTGACCAATTGTTTAGAATTGGTTATGCTGATGTTTTTGAGCATACAGATCTTGGAGAGAATGGTTACAAACCAAAGTCCAATCGAACAAAACAAATTTCTGTTAAGTATCCAATCGCAATGATTGCAAAGATGATTAAAGATAATCAAACGCGAGGCGTCAGTGAAGCTGAAACTCTGAGACAAATTCAAGAAGACCTTCCTGTTTGGTTCCGAAAGAAGCTTGAAAATGTTAAGGACAATGTTAAACCTTTAGTCAGCGATTCAGATGCTAACAAAATTGAATCGAAAGTATCTTTCGAAGAAAATGTTTTCTCAGAAGACAGTGAAGAAGACGATGTAATGTAAACGTAAATTACGTTTACTGGTTCCAGCATGTGTCTCGTCACAATTTAAGTTTAGCGTATATCTCTTCTATTTCTCGGACGTAAACATTTCTTCGACACATTCGATCGTCTCCGTTGGAATGATGCGTAGTGCAAATTTCACAGAATGGCTTTGTATCACATCCACCGTAGTATGAAATATGCCATCTCTTACATGTCCAACAAAAATTCATACAACCACAATTACAGTCTCGATTACCTTTATTGCGACCACAGTTAGTACAGTAATGTGGTTTAATGATATTTTCTTCGTCTGAATATTCAGGCCAAATAGGATCTTCAAGATCGCTTGTTTGTTCTGTATAGTCGTCTTCGCAACAAGCAACTGGTTGAAGACGCTTAAAGTCATTTTCGGGCATCTTTGTAATCGAAGAAAGAGTCATTGACATTAAAGATTCTGGAAGAGGACGAGAATAATTATGTCCAAGAAAATGTTTTAATTGGCTTTCAAGAGACTCAGTCATGAGCGTCCACTAGATCTTACTTTGGTATTCTTAATCAGTTGCTAATAAATCAATTTCCAATTAACCCAGTATCTAAAAATCACAGAGATGTCGTCAGCACAAAATACACTGAGATCTGGAACTGTCGATCCGGCGCCAAGTTTGGGTATCAACGGTGATTTCTATATCAACACTGTCACTCGAACTATGTTTGGACCTAAAAATTCATCAACTGGATGGGGAACTGGGTACAGTTTGATTTCTTCTTTGGCAGGTAATATCCTTCATGGATCTGTGGTTCCTCCGTCAAATGTTGGTGTTGAAGGTGATTTCTATTATGATACTTCGACGTCTCTATTCTATGGACCGAAGAATCTTGGTGTTTGGGAGGTTATTGGTAAGTACCCATACTTTATCAATCGTCCATTCTTTCCTAATCCACCGAGTCAGTCAACTCCTGGTTGTGGAACACCGAAGCCTAAGTGTGGATGCGGGAAGCCACCGGTTTCCCCGTGCGGTTGCAAGGAAACTGTTATTGAAGATCCATGTGGTTGCGGTAAGCAACAAGCTTCGCCATGCGGTTGCGCCAAGAAGTCCAAGTGTGGTTGCGCTGGGTCGTCTGGTGGACTTTTTATTACACAAACGGGTATGTCCAGCAACACCCAAGTGATGATCATGCGTATTTTGATCCTTGTTGTAATTATTGCTGTAATTTACGCTATCGTTAAGTATGCTAAGAAGAAATCCTCGTAAACCAGTTTTACAAACAATTCTCTAAGTTAGAGAATTGTTTTACACGTGTAAGACCCTCTACATATTAAAATATAACCATAATGATGGGAAATCAATTATAATAGCACTTGTCGAAGGCCGTGAAATGATATTAGTATTGTAAGTATACGTGCTGGCGCCATGTGTGAATGTGATAGTAACCTTAGATACACCAGCAAGACTTACTGTATCATTACTGACTATAACAGAACGATTATAATAGTTCTTCAAGAGAAAGCTAGTATTAGCCAATCTTGTAGTAATGTTAGTTGTCTCATTAATCAAATCAATAACAAATGAATCAGAGACATAACCATTCGGAATAGATCCAGGATATTCACGTGAAAAATTTGATGTTACTACGTATCCACTATCAAGTTCAATACGAGATAAAGGAGGTACAGGTGGAAGTGTAGACTCGACAACTGTATTTGTTACTGGTCGACATTTTTGAAACTTAGATGCAATCCAGCAAACGATAAATATCAGAATTATCAACCCAAGAACGAGTAATCCTAGAGCAACCCACTTGTAATTATTCGAGACAAACTTTGGGATAAATTCCATCTTTTACTAATACCCAAAAAATACAGACAGACAACGACGAAAAATAGGTATTCTATAATTCTTATTTTTCTGAACAAATTCGAAAACTTCTTCATGAAACTCGTCAGCTTCTTAATTTCGTTGTAATTAATTGTGATTCCATCAGTTAGAAATGTGTTACTCTAACGATTAATTAAAATTAGTCTTTCTAATGATTAATTAATTGAAATTGTATGTATTGTTTAGCTTTATCAGAAAATGCCTTCAAGTTACGAATCATTGTCTCAACAAAGACGTATTAAAGTTGAACGTAAATGGACTCGCCAAAATGCGAGACTAAAGAAGAGATTAAACGAGGCCGAAATGGATCTTAATATATCAAAAACATTGTCAGAAGAATTAATTCAGAATCTTTCAGAAAACCTTGAAAAGTATAGACAAAATATGGCTATTGCCAGGATTGCTGTAGAATCTAATTTGACTGATGCTTTGAAAATAGCATTTGGAAAAGCAACACGATCAGCTGAACAAGTTTTAATTGATTGTCGTCGTGTTGCTGTTTCTTTTGATGATGCTCTTGAAGAATCAATCGAATCTTTGACAGCATTAGGTGATGGCATTGATTCCGATTCAAGGTTCGAAGAATAGTCTTCGAATAATGGTTCTCAATGAGAACCATTACTAATCCGATTCTGAATCAGATTCAGAATCCATAAACGTTTTGTAAACAGGAACTTCATAGTGTTGGCTTACTACTTGACGGACGCAGTACAACAATGGAAGTGGGTGACCTTCAAAATGCTTGACTATACTGTACAAAGTTGAATACTTAACAATCCATCTATTTTTACCGAGATCTCTATAAAGATTAACAACATCTCGAAGAACCAAGGTTCTATTTCCGAGAGTGTCGTAAATCAATCTAATCTCGTCGGCTGAAAGCTGGACAAACATTGCCGATGCTTCGGCGAGACTAATTGTATTTGTTTTTATAACAATCTCACCACCTCCAATATTGTAGTAATCTTCAAATGTCATCTTAGTTCCTCGTCCAAAAGACTCATCATTAAATAACGAAACCCGATATTGAAACACAGATTCTATTGGAAAGACAAAACCTGATTTTCCATAAACAAAACCAAAGGCATCATCAGCTTCATAATGACGATAAATCTTGAAAGGAGAATCTAATGACATCGGTAATGCACCCATTGTTGCCGGATTAAACATTTCCATGTAAATTCCGGGTCTTCCACCGTCGGACTTATATCCTTCTGGAATCTGAGGATTTAAATATTTCCCAGAATCGTCAAAGAACTTTGTGTTGCAAAGACCAAAAACACACAACTTCCCTGACCTAAGGATTGGAATTGGATCATTGGTTGCATGAACAAAGTAATAAGGTTTGAATTCTACAAGACGATCTTTAATATCAGCAGGCAAGATATCTTTTCCATCATTTTTATCAGAGTAATCAACAGCAAGATTAGGTTTGATCGAAGAGTCGTATGTATAAACTATACAAATAACAATTGTGTGTATCTTGTCTGGGTCAAAAAGAACATTCATTTCGTTAAGGATTTGTAAAACAGTCTTGTCAGATGTTTGTAAAGCTTTCAGTGAATCGACTTGATCAGACTTAATATAAAGAACATAATTTTTGAACTTCATTGGAAGCTGTGAAAGCTTACGAATTCCTTTGATTTCAACCATTACGGCTCTACTGACAATCTTATGATAAATAGAATCATTTAGAATCTTATTGAATTCTTCAAGAGATACCGTCTTGTATTTAAAGTCTTTCTGAATTAGTTTCTTATAAGTTATCTTAATATTTTCTGATTCAGTTGAAGCAGTAATGAAAGCAAATAATTCAGAAGAATCGATAATGAATTCAACGACATTGTCTTCGGTGTCTTTTGAGACATCAATACCAATGTTTCGTGTAAGTTTTAAATTTGTTGAAGGTTCATTCAGAAGATTTCCTGGTTGTTTTCTGTTAGATGTACTAATAATTTCACATTTCAGTAAAGAATCATTGTAATGATATTCACATCGAGCATAAAACAAATCGATAACAGAAACTGTAATAGGTTCACGCCTTTGTAAGTCCATCTTTTAATGGCTGACAAAGTCCAATAACTTTAGGTGATTGTAAAATTCGAGAATTTCAAGGGAAGTACAAACAGTTCGTGTTATATAATTTTAGAGAAATTCGAATTGTCGAGTATTGTTTAGTTTCTATGAATTCATAGAAATCTTCCAAATTCAGAAAAAAATTGTGTGACTCATTATTCACGCAGCCATTTTTGAGCGTTTTTAGCCTTGATTTTTGTCGAGTCAAAAATTGTAATTTTTATCAAAATTGTCATTTTCTCCGCGAGCAGACCTTAAAAGCTTGAACATCATTTTGTAGGATAATTTCGACCACTATCCAAAATATTATAAACAAGATTATTAATCTTATGGAATTGAAGTTTATTCCAAGAGAACACTTTGTTAGTCAAAAGAATACAATGAAAACATATACTCTTAGTGGTGTTCTTCGAGGAACATTTGATATTTTTCGAACAAATGTTGGAGAAGATATTCCTAAAAGGCAAGTTCCGTTGTCATTTAATAGTTCAGGTAAATCAACACATTATGGTTGGTCTGTTTTCAGATCATTGGAATCATTGTTCCCTGGTGTTTGGAAAAAGTCGTTTGGTAGGACAAGACCAGATCTCGACAATACAAATAAAAATGGTGTAGGTCTTGTCTGGTATCTTGATGGGTCGGATACAATCACTTTGAAACACTTGCTTCCAAAGGTTTCTTCTTTTGCAATCTCTGGGGTTGAGAAAAAAGAGACCGAGCAGGGACAACTTTGGATTCAAAAACCATCACATCCTTACATTGGATCAGGGAAGTTTATTTCTGTCAGCAATAACTATCAAGATCTTATTAACTCACGTCCAAAAGAATACGTAATGTCAGCAACAATGAAATTTTCAATTGACAATTGGGTAATTCAACCATTGGTAACTCCAAAACTTTGGTTTGGTGGTCGCAAGTTTGACTGTCGATTTTACGGAATTATTTTTACTGTCAATGGTAGTGTCTTTGCAAAGGCATTCAAGTATGGCATTGCTAGAGTTTGTGTTAATAAATATGACCCTGTTAATGATCCAATGTCAGCGATAACAAACATTTCCATTCAAGACGGTCTTGAAGGATTCGATGAATCTAAGAATGTTCCACTAATTTATGATGACACAGGTATTGTTAATGATATGTTGACTGAAGTCGTTACAAAAACAGAGTTTACTGTGACAGAAAAGCTTCAAATGCTAATTCTTGGCTTTGATGTAATGTTCGACTCTGAAGGAAAACCGAAGTTAATCGAAGTCAACCATGAACCTTACATTGAACTTGAAAAACAAAATTCAGAAGGATTGTGTACAACAAAATTTGTTGAATACGTCTTTGGAAAGTTGATTCCTATGATGATTGACACGGTCCGGGACGCGTCATCCAGGAAGATTGAAGTTCCAGAAGATTCTAACTGGACTCCGACAATTAGAGTCTAGAAAACATCCGAATTTCGGATGTTAGCCGTTTCAACCATTCTTCTACTTGCAAGTCATAAATCCCGGGACAACACGTCGTAAGTTGTTTGCAGCCAACTTGTGAAACCTACTGCAATAAGTTCCACGTAACATGTGGGCATCTAATATGCTCCATCTCCCGTACATGAGCTCCTACCTAAACACATTGAGCTCCTTCGCGTACCCATTGTTTCCCTCTCAAGGCTGAGAGGGAATGGTACGTCATATTTGACCTTGCAAACAAAGCCTCCTCTACTAAGAGGAAGCTAGATCCCAAAGCTATCATCTCAGACAACCTCGATTATCCAAATCCGGGAAAGCTTCCAGAATCTTTCGGCCCAACAACTTCCTACAGACCAACATGGATTATAATTTATGAATCATATCCCATATCAGTCGCCTTCACCCAATAGGCCAAACACACAGGCGCCACAGAGGCCTGTCACATCTTGGTTGACAACGGCTTGTCATTAGTTCATAAAAATTCTTAAACAATAATTTATTACTTACCTGCACCGCCTTTGGATTTCTGCAAAAAGAACATTCCTAGAACCAACCCGGCAACAACAATGATAGCAATAGCAATTATTACAAGTCCGCTAATACTTGTTGACGTTTGTTTGCCTTCAGCGTCTGCTGTTGTTTTCAGCAAGCTCTTAATCGAATTGGACATCATACAACTAGAATTGTTCAAAGTACCTTCGTTAGCAAGACGAGTGTCACCGTTTACGTCTTTAGCAAGAATGTAATTGTTTTGAATATCTTGATTCAACCCGATCTGACAAGAGGCAAAACTGCTTTGAGCAATAGAACTCTTAATTGTTTGAGAGATTGCAAGTTTCTGTGAAGAAGTCTTAATATCGGGAAGGAAGAGACTAACAGAAGTGTCTTTCTGTTCAAGTACTGCTTTCAAGGCTGTTTCCACTTGAGAATCTAATGTTGCCGAAACGTCACATCGATTACCAGCCATATCAAGTTTATTGACAAGTTCAATGTTACCTGTCCCACCTATCTTAATAATGGTGTTATTAGAGATGTCTTGTGTTCCCTTGATTTCACAATAAGTTTGAGCATTTTGGGAAACATCATTCAAAACAGTCTGATCGATACTTGAGAATTGACCTCCCATCTTTTAATTCATGGAACAACTGTGAACACACGCACAAGCTTGCTAATCTAAAGAGCAATCTTCGGTAAGTTCATTGAAAATTTGTTCCCAATCGGGTTTGGAATTTGCTTTAATCACCTTTGAAGAAGCGCGTCCTTCGGAAGAAGAACATTCAAGTCGAATATCTGCCTTTGGTTTACTTGGAAGACCAGATACGTAAACAAAGTTTCCTTCTGTCCAAACGATAGGTTTCCAACCGGTAATCTTTATATCAAAACTTGTTGGAAAGGAAAAGTATTCGAACTGACCAACAGCAGGCTGTGAGTTTATCAGGCAAGGAATCTGTAAGTACCGTGTTGTCAGGATACTATTACGGATTCCAAGAAAAGCTCGTTTCCACTCATTCCATTGTTCGCAAAGGTAGGCTCTAAAAGATTCAAACATATTTAAATTTTATTGAACTTGTTTCCTTTATGATTTTGAATAGTTTGTAAAGTACTAATACTCTACTTCAAATGTCACACGGAAGTCTTCATGTTTATGTTGGGCCAATGGCTTCAGGGAAAACGACTGCAGTAATCGACTCTCTTGTTAAGTTTACAATTGTTACAAAACAGAAAGTCTTGTTCATTAACCACAAAGACGATACTCGTGGAGAGAAGTATTCAACACATTGTGGTATTCGAGATGCTTCGGGGATGGATTCTATCAACTTTGTTTCCATTGAATTTTTAGGTGAAGTACCAGATAAGGTTCTTGCAGAGTACAATGTAATCGGCATTGATGAAGCACAATTTTTTACAGATCTTTACTATACTGTCAAAACATGGATTGATCTCGGAAAAACTTTGTACGTCTCTGGTCTTGATGGAGACCGTTACATGAAGAAATTCGGTCAAGTATCTGATCTTTCTCATTTGGCTGACTCGTATGTAAAGATCAATGCTGTATGTGGTTTCTGTGTTGAAGAATCACCTGAATGGGGGTTTATTCCAGCTCCATTTACCAAGTATATTGGTGGAACTACAGGTGATGAACAAGTGCTTATTGGTGGGTTGAAGGAGTATCAACCTTCTTGTCGAAGACATCACTCTTCTTAGAACTTAATAAACACAATGTGTTTATTCCTTGGGTTTCAATGGAGGATACCGTTTCTTGAACACCGTTGATATATGTGAGTAATAGTGTGAAAGTTCCATTCCAAGACTTTCAATAAAGAACCTTTGAGCTTTAGTATTGGTGTTGTAAGTTGATGCAAATACAATAATCTCCTGATTAGCGAATTCTTCTTGAATCTTTTCAACAGCTTGATTGTAAGCTACAGTTCCAATGTCACGTCCACGATATTCCTTCAGAATGTAAATCTCAAGAACAAGATATTTCTTCTCAGGTGTATCAACAACATTTCGAGCAATGCTTTCTAAGGAAAGCTTTCCTTTCGTTCCAGTGAAACCAAGATAACCACATTCTACAGCATCTTTCAACTCAGTTGTACCAGAATCGTTCACAGAAATCTTCCAAAATAAGTCCTTTGGATTCTTAACAGCCCATTCAACCATTTTCTTCCACTTCGAATAATCCGACTTCAAAGATGCATCTATGATTGCTTGATCAGAATTCATCAAATGGAATAGAAAGTCTTCATCGCCATACTGTAATTTTTGAAGAACTACTTCAGACATTACTGATTTTATCAGTTGCAAAGTGTGTCAACGGGATCAGAGAAAGGCAACGTAGCCTTTTGACTTGTCTCATATGTTTCTTCGAAAAGCCATTCAAAAAAATCAGTTTCGTCACTCATTAAAGTTTTCACAAAACCAATTGTGAAAATACTCCCGCATTGAGTTGAAAGAGCAGCTGGATGTTCTTTACTGCATGGAATAAACACATTCGGACCAATTTCGTTTAGCTTTTCATCAATCAGATGTGATGAGGTGAACAAATGAGAATAGCACATATCAGCAACAATCCATGTTTGGTTAGATTTTAGGAACCGATCTGGAATGACATCTTCTATCTTTTTTCGACTTTCTGAGTGTCCATACAAAAGACTTCCGTCTTCATTCCCGTGTGCAGTGAAATAGACAAAAACTTGATCACTCCCATGAAGGAAATGGTCTACAAAAGTTTCGTTTATTTCTAAACTCGAGAAGTATCTACTTTTCCATGGAAGCATCTTACCGTTAAGATCCAATTGGCCGACTATTAAAATGTTTTTCTCTTCGAGAAGGTATTTTGACGTCAAAAGAGTCCAGATTAAATGTATATCATTGATTGAAGATTGAAGACATAAGTTTATGGAATCTATATAGTCAAAAGCATAAAGCAACGCTCTACGAATAGTCATTCAAATGATTGACGAAATTACAGCAACTGATGCTTACTTTTCAAATCTGGTGGTAAAAAGTAGACATGGGACAGATATAAATCGTGCCGTGTTGTTCCAACTGGCACCCATTGTTAAATACGACAGAGCTATATTTGAAGAATATGGTGGAATTCCTTTCAAAAAGGAAGGAATTTTTGTATCTATTAGAGATAATACAAAGTTTAGAGGTTTACGACCACAAATGCAGGTTAGAAGTTTCCTTGATCTTGATATTCAATGCCTTGGTAGAAATTTTCATGTCAAGGTTTCGAAAGAGAATATTAACATTGTTGGCGGAAGGAGTTTAGAAGTTTCTGAAACCGTCTGTAAAGTTTTGTATTCACACTTTATTAAATTGGAAGAAACTTGGTCTCGGTTGAGACAATTAGATCCACATGTAATTAGAAATACTATGGACTGGTACAGAGAAGAAGCACCAAAGATAGTTGACTCTCACAATCTTAATGAAAACAGTGTTCTTGATTGTGATGATTTTGACTTTACTAATTTCCCAGAGAATTGTAACATGGAATTTGCAGAATGGTTGATTCTATTGATTGACAAACGTTATGAAGACATAGGCGATCGCCTTGCGGAAATATACTCCGTAATGTTTATGCCCTTGTATGTTCGGGGAACATCAAAGAATCCAGACGACGTCGTTTACGATGTCCCAACATATACTGAACTTAAAATCTGTAATAGTGTTTATAACTATCGTCTACCAAGTAAGATTAGTCTTGCAGAAAAATCTGTTATTCTTCATGAGAAAGGTTACGGAGTATTATTTCATAATTGGGCTATTGCTAAACAAATGAAAGCATCATGGGAGACTCCAGACGGAAAAGTGTTTAAGTTTTCCATTCAGAATGTTGGGACAGTGAAACAAAACTGTCCTTCTGGTGAAGAAGAATCTCGTAAAATGTATGAAAAACTTGTTACTGATCTTGGATTTATTCCATGGTATGAGGGAGCAACCGTTGCAACCAAAAGTCCTTCACCAACAACTGAACTTCCAAAGAAAGAACAGGGAACACTTGAAATCTTAAGTCGGGCATTTGAAATGTATTGTTAAGATATATTTCAACGTACAAAGTACTAAGAACTAAGAAGTACTAAGAACTAAGAAGTACTAAGAACTAAGAAGTATTAGGAAATTTTCCTAATAATTGTGAAATGTGAAATTAAGATTCCAGTAAATCTTCCAAGAAAGGACGATCGTATTCGTCTTCCAAGCATGTAGTCACGATTTCGAAAGCCCATGAGAATTGACGTACTTCTTCTTGTTCGACGCAAGATTCGTATCTCTGTCCAGCACTAGAATAAGTGTCAGATATATCTTCAATCGAAGAAATTTCAGACACTGAAGGAGTTCTCTGTCTTTTCCTACCCCGGGCCCTTTTTACAGGCATGGTCTTCGGCATCATAACCGGAGGTCTTGGTGGGACCCAACGATTTTCCTCTGGAATTTCCAAGCTTTGAAGGTAACCGATGAGACCATATTCGAAAGAATTGAATAGAGTCTTCCAGGAATAAATTTCATCTTGGTTGATAAGCATTCTATTGTAGTTCTCATCTTTTTCCATTATAGAAAGACAAAAGCCATACAACTGAACTGGAGGATTCAGAAGTTGAACGCTATCGGACGGAGGCAACCTTGGAATAGAGAAACATTGAACCGGGAATGGAAGTGAAGTTCTCAAGGGTAACGATTCAAATGGACGAGGTTCCGTCGAATACCAAGACCGAGGCAAAAGTGTCACGTCCATAGACTGTGGCGGTGGCAAAGGTGCCGTGTCCAAAGGTCGAGGCCGTGGCAAAACATATGGCTTCCTACCTGGTTTACGTTTCGCCGGAGCTTCCTCAAGCATTGATCCTACACGCGATTTTTTCCGCCAATCTTTCACATCAGTCGGTCTTGCAACCAAATCTTTAATCGAAATCGGTGCGGCAGGGCTCGAATTTGTATCTGCGAGGCCATTCTTCGATTGACGTTGTGAGCTTTTTGGAGGAATTATTATCGTTGTTCCATCATTCTCGTCGATAATTTTGTGTTTACAAACATCCATCGCTGGAATTCGCATTTCACCGAGAATGATACTTGCCATCACTGTTTCAGAAATATTCCTTACAAATTGGTTGGCAAGGATTGCCAACCGTTCCCACGCAAATGGATCTGCGTAACGAATCTGTCTCGGTTTTGCGGTACTGATGTCATGACCATTGCTAACCAACTTTGCCCGAATGGCGTTAATGTAAGGAAGCGCTGCAGGTACAACGACTTGACAATTGATTGATGACATTTATGGCTAAGAGGTATTTAAGATTTATATACCAAAAGTGAAATTCAATTATACACAATTAGAATACATACTCTAATTGCAAAGTATTAAGCAAAGAATTCCAATTGCACCAAAGAATTCTAATTACTCCAAAGAATTCCAATTTGACTATACACAAAGTGTATATTCTAAATTTTATAAACGTGTGATGGTCAGAATCGAAACATACGAACTTGCTTTCGTCTATTGGAAGCGATACTATGACCAAAACATTAAAATATCTATACCTTCGGGGCAAACAAAGTCAGGACTAAATCAGCTTTTGGGAAACGTTTCAATTGAAGAATTTAGAGAAGTTGATAGATGGGTTAATGCACCCATCAAAATTACTGGCTACCTTAGAGAATACACTCCTGCAGAACTGAAAACAATGCTAGAAATTCGTTTCAAGACATCATTTCCATTTTCGCTTTCAATGCTTGCAAGTGGTGATGCTCATAAGTTGATCCTTGGTTGGTTTTGGTATGTATTCGGTCTTACAGATGGTGAAATTTCTCGTCTTAGCGGACCAAGGACATTTAACTCTGATCAAGAAAGAATTTTCTCTGAAATTAGAACAGCAGACACTGGAGAAACTAAAATAGTCGTTGTTAATGCTGGTCCAGGGACTGGAAAGACAACAACCGCAAACAGTCTTGCTATCCAAAATATTAACGATGGTGTACTTCTTATTTCGTACACTAATGAGTCTATTAATGAAAACTATCGCAGATTACGTGAACATCCAGGAACTCATGGTAAGGTTGGAAAGAAAGCGTGGGACAAACTCTTGAATGTTGTGACTGCGGACTCTCTTGCCGCCAGAATTAATAGTCTGGCTACTGAAGTGGATCATGACAAAGTTATTCGTCTTGCCATTTCTAATATTAACATTGATAAGTTTTATCATCCCATTCAAGGAACACAATACTTACATGTCATTGTTGACGAATGTCAAGACATTGATAACCTTCGAGGTGAACTTATTTTGAAGTTCTGTAAGACTGTCGGAGCAAAGACATTAACTTTGTTTGGGGATCCCAGACAAAGAATTCGTCAGAACTGTGGAGAATGGTATTCAGATCTTTGGACTCTTAGTGCAGCCTCAGTCAACAACGGCACCACTAACGTGGTGCAGGCTCCTTTAAGTTTCAGTTATCGATTTTCAAATCCATATGTTCTTGATATTGTTAACAAACTTTCCCTTCGAAGACCAGAACTTCACGTTACTTTGAAGCCTTACACAGACGATGAGCGTCTGCAGAGCGATGCCAGGCGAAGCAATCTTCTTGCCCCAATTGAAGATTCACACAAGATTCGAACAGTAACAAGCCTGGATTTCCTGATAAAGGAAATCCTCGAGTCAGGTCAGTTTGGTGAATGGGCTTTCATTGGCCCAACTGTTGATCGAAATAACAAAACAGCTGTAACAGCACATTTGATGGCAACTTTGCTCCGGTCTAACGGAATCAGATGTTACTTTCGAAGCGACGGTGCCTATGTTGCCGATGCCGTTGCATTTCTAACCATCCATTCTGCGAAAGGACGTGAATTTAACAATGTTGTTTTGTTTGGGATGAACAATTACCCAAAAAGTTTTGCAATGATTCCTTACAGTGAAGCAGAGTCTCTGATTTATGTTGCTCATAGTCGTGCAAGAAGAAATATTTTCTATATCCTCCCTGCTGACGGCTGGAACGATGAGTTTATCCTTCCAAGAGGAGTAGAAGAATCTGATGTTGACCATGACTCTGAATTTGGTGTTGCTAAAGTTGCAAACCAACAATCTAACAGTGTCGAAGAACTTTTCAATGCAACTTTAGAAGAAAATCATCCACATTTCAGCGTCTCTGAACTGATTGATGATCATTCATTCGTTAAGTTTATGACAACGAATCGTATGATTCCAACCATTTCAGAAACTGTTGAAATTCCTGATTGGGAAAAGCCTGTCAGGCCAGATTACATTTCTTCAGCGTTGTGGGGAATTCTTCTCGGAATCCGTTTTCAAGCTATCCTGCAGCCCAGCTCGCTAAGGTCGCTTTTCAAAAACCTCCTCAATGGTAATTACATTGTTAAGAGTCCTCAACAAATTGTAACAGATAAGGCAAAAGGAAATGTCATATTCGGCAGAGACCGCGTTAGTGGCCAAATGATCCTTGATGTTCAACCTGATGTTATCACGTTGCGTCAACTTTCTCGTATTTGCAGCTTAGATGTAGAGACGGTGAGTATTGATGAATGGGAATTTATTGCCAAGTGTTATGCAAGATATATGTGTGGAAACTATGACGAAAATCCGATCTTAATAGAAAGAAATTCTGAATACCGGCTGCCGACCTATCGGTCGGATTTCATTGAACTCATTGGTGGAGGTGAAGTTGAAAAGCAAGTGTCAATGACAAAGTATTTTCATGGGCAAATCGATTACATTTGTCCAGAAGGAGATGTTTATGAATTCAAAACCTGCGGAAGAGGTGGAACCTCTTCCGCTAGGAGTATTCTTCAAACATGGCTTTACTTTGTAATGACCTATGCAGGAACCAACTTTGGAGACAAGGACAAAAGTGCTTACCTTGTTAGTCTCACGGAGGGAAAGATTTATTCTATTACTTCCAATCGAAGTGTAGAGTCATGGAAGTATGTTATGAAATGTTTCCACCTTTTGTGGTATCATAACACTCTTGTTCAACAACGAAAGACATACCTGATTGACAACAAGAGATACAACCCTGTGAATACTGACGTAATACCATCCAAAAGTTACACCATTGATACAGAATTCTATATGGCAACGGAAGAAATCTTTGAAATTGCAGCTGTCAATGTTTATGACATCTTTGCAACTTTCGTTGAGACTCCAAGACCAAAGACACAAAAGGCTCTCGATTTCGCTATCGAATGGACTGGCGGACTTTCTCGACGCTGTTTTGAGACCGCGTCAGTCAATCTCCCTGTAAGATTTAAGGCTGTGGAAAGTACTACTTCACCAGAAGTCGCACCGACATTCTATCATTATCTTGCTGGTGTTGATGTGAAGTGGTACAGTAAGAATTACAAACTTAACGTTGTTGACCTCGGCCCCCGAGCTAGAATTGAGGCTTCCAAGTATGGTGTCTTTGCTTCCGGCTTTCAACCACCTCAATTAGGAGAACTTTACACGATGCTTTCGTTAGTTCCTCTTGAGAGTCAAGGTCATTTGAAAGCTCATGGTGCGCTCACTGATGCACTGATGCTTTATGAACTTATTACTCTTGGGCTCATTTGAATGAGATGTTGTTATTAACAACATCGAGTGGTAACATCAGTTGTCATTGATAATATTCGTTGCGACATTAATTTATAAACACTTAACCATTCAACAATTTACTTGTTGTGATTTTGTAATAGAAATAGTCTCGTTCTTCTTGAGGCCATGAATACAAAACATCTTTCCATTCTTCTTTCGTCAAAACGTCAACTTTATTTATAGTGTCTTCGTGTAATTCCATTCTTTCTAAGTCGGAGAAGATTCATTAAAAATTAAATTAGACATAGTTCGACAGAGTAAATAATATTGTCAACACTAGCAATCATTATTAAAGATTTTTCGTTAACCAATTTAAGATGCAATTATTCAATTAAGAATTGAATATTGTCAACCCAACCTTCCTAAACAAATACACAACACTCACAAGTTTCCCTCCACCGAAACCGAGCGGAGCTACGATGGACCTCCCAAATCACATTGTCGTTTATGATGGTGTGTACTACCCAGGTAACATTGGTACAATGATTCGAACTAATGCTGTCTTTGATCCTACAATGGGCAACGTTATTCTTCGAAGCTCAGACAACCCGCGTGTAGACTACACCCATTCTTTCACTTGTACAGCTATGCGATTCTTGAACACAATATTTCAGTTCTTGTTTGGGTATTTCATTGAAGTAATTCCGTATCATTGTGGACCCGTTGTGTTCAGAACATGGAGTGAAAAGAGATTTCTTGACAATATTCTTCACTTCTCCATGTTGAAAAGATGGAAAGAATCTAAAAATGTTTGTATTGTTGTCAAAAATCATGACTGTAAGAGTTTCATCAGAAGTCTGATCGATAATGGGTACAGGGTCATTGCATTAGAAAACAATTCAAACTATCCGTTAATTCCATTAAACCAAATTCCACAATCAGAGCCGACAGAGAAAGTAGCTTTAATTGTTGGATCAGAAAAAGATGGCATCTGTCCTGAAATCTTGAAGATGTGCAATGTCCAAGCATACATTCCAACAACTTCAAAATTTCCCTTGAGTGTTTCGACAGCACATGGAATTGCAATTTACACACTCTTCGGAAAAGTTTGAAATTTTCCATCACTATTAATTACTTCATCGAAGTAGTTTCATTCCCAAACTTCACAAAGTCTTAAAAACTCTAATATGGGTGAGGTCCCAATAATCGTTCCCAAAGATTCCTTTAAAAGTTACATCCTCTTAAATGTAATTAGACAACAAGTTGAAGATGCTGACATACATATCGGTGAAGAATATTATATTTCTTACGAAGGTCTTCCGATCAAAGTAGATAGGAAAACTCTTTCAAGAATTGCTGCTCTTGTCGATACTTTTCCACCGAACTGTAATATATTGTCAGCAAATCCAATTAACGAACTTGTTGGAATAAAGTATCCTCAAGTTGTTAAACTTAATGAATACACAGGTTTATGGTATATGATTCAAAATTTAACCGATAATGTCCTTTTGGTAATTAGTGATATTGATAAGCTTATCAATGAGTACATTGTTTATACAGAAAGTGATCCTAAATATATCAAAGTTATGACAGAAACTTTAGGCTTTACATGCAAGCTTAGTAAGATTTACCCACCAACATGTTTCATATCCAAACGAGACAAGTTTCGGATGGTGAGTCATCGTGACTTTCCGATGACTTCCTGTTCTATCGTAGCTGACGGAATCACAGTACCAATCGCTGCCGGACTTTTGTGGATTTTTTACAATTTCTGTGAAAGACTCAATGATCATGTGGATCTTAATATTCTTGAAAAAATTAGTTACAATCCAGAATCTGGGATGTATCATTTTCCACACATTTCCGAAGAACTAACTGTGAAAATCAAAGAATGTAAAGATTTGGTTAACGTCGTTGATTTCAAGGTTTTCGAAACAGAAGACCTTTCTGCAGATTCACATCTTACTGAACATTTAAATAGTCGATCCATTGTTTATGGAAAATGTGTTGCATGGGTTAGAAACATGGAATATTCTTCTGATGATACTCCAATGCGCAGCTGCTCATCTGATTCTAATTTATTTACAAATCAACAGTTCAAGTTCCTTGGTTATAATGAAGAAGATCCAATCTCAATGGAACCATTTTCAGAACTGAAAGGTTGTGAAAGACTTAAAGTATTTTTGAGTGATCACAACCATAATTATTATCAATCAACCATTGAAGATTACTTCAATACTCAATATGCTAACATTCGTTTGCTTCCATATGATCGTGATCCATGTTTGAATTACCATTCTCTTGCTAAACTTAGAAGTCTTGGTGTATTGAAGTATCACAATAAACGTGGAGTTTTCAGCCAAAGTAAACAATATGTTGGAAACGATGAAGAATGGGAAATTATCAAAGCAAAGCTTAAAGATTCTCTTCAGATTCGAAGATTTCCTTACTACACAGATATCACAAAAGTAGCTATTCAAAATCGGAATAAAGAAACTAACAGTAATATCCAGTTTGAACAAAACTCTGGATTCTATGTTGACATTGACAACAACGAAGTTTATCCTCCTGACTATTACCAAATTATGATAATTTTGTTACAAGGAAAGACATTGACTTTAATTTACGAATACCTTGACAATGATGTTACAGATGCTGATATTTACAAAGCTTTACAGAATGGATTCCTTAATTTGTATGGTTTGAGATATACATTGTTTGATAGCATTGGATCAGGTTTTATGAAAGTGCAAGAAGAGGGTCCAGCCAACGAATATCTACGTGCAGTGATGAAAAAGTACATTAATCGGGACATTTAAAGAATATGTTAGTGTAGATATAACAAATTGATATTTTCTAGGAGTCCTAGAAAATATAAACTAATCTTCGTGTGCTTAACAGTTATTACACTCGTTAATGCATATCAGCCCAATCTTGTACCCATCGAGTCCCGAACTTGATCTCGAGGTTGAACATCCATCGAAGGATGACATTCAAGTTGATTTCACTCCAGTCACTTTCGAAAACTTAACGTCTGCTGTTCTACCACTTCCGACGACTGCCATTGCAAGGAGCCCTGAGCGTTTTGCCCCTGATCTTCCCAACAACCACGAGACATGTGCTCGAGATGTATGCCCTCTTCTGGGTACTAAAGTACAACCAACTGTTTCTCTCAGCATTGACCATCTTACTTCATTGACGGCTAAGTTTCAAGACATGATGGACGAAGCTGCTGCGAAGATTTGCAGCGACCTTGGTCACGAGTTTGGTGTCACTTTGAATGGAAACGTTCGAGTCAGCATCAATGACCCTCACCAAAGCCGTGTTGTTATGTCCCTCTACCAGGATGCCGTGTGTCACAGCTCGGTTGAATGTGTAACACCTCTATCTGCTATTGATTTTGGATAATAATTATATAGACATTGCCTACATAATTGCTAAAACGTTTGAGAATTTGAAAAGAGAACTTAATTAAGAACTTGATTAAGAAACATTAATAATAACTTAATTAAGAACTTGATTAAGAAACATTAGTAAGAACTTGAAGAACAAAAACTTAATATCAATGGACGAATTCATTAAAGCCACACAAGATCGATGTCAATCATTATGGAAGTTTCTTTGGGTTGTTCCAAGAACTGATCCAAAATTTGACGATGTAATGAAGGAAGTAGAAATTTCTATCCTTGAAGAGGCGGAGATGTTATCAAAGCTTAACAATTTCAGTGAACTGATTTCGTATAATATACTGAAAGAAATCACAAATTCGAAAATGAATATTGCTGCTTACACAATTCTTGGATTCTCTGATCTTACTAAAGATCAAACTGATACAATTGCTTATGCTGTTGAACTTGCACGATTGGGAAAGAGTCTTCATGATGCTAACATATCAATAAAAATAATGTATAGTATTATCGATACAGGTGATTTTTGTAATATTGAACATGCCTTTGAAGACGTGATCAACAGATGTTCAACTATCAGTAATACTATTGAAAGATTCTTCAAACCCGGTTAACCAAACAAACCCAGCTGACCAAGAAAATGAATTTCTGTTACAAGCAGAAAACAATTAAACGTATTTGAATCACACACTAGCGTTCAACGTTGCAATGTCTGATCTAACCAAGCCGTCCAGGTTTCGTCGTGATTATCAAGTCATCGTCAAGAGAACCAAACGTTTTTGGAATTTCCTTTGGACCTCTCCAAGAAAACCTGGATCTCATTTTGACATTTATATGACTAAAGTCGAAGAAGCTATGCTTAAAGAAGCAGCAACATATAAAGGCAATCGAACCGAAGACGGTAAACGTTTGGAAATGTATGTGAAGACTTCAGATGAATTGCGTCAAGCAAGCCAGGTCCTTGTTAACCAATACATGGTAGCTAACGACTTCAACAGATGCTTTCTCATCGATGACATCAGACACACTGCTATTAAAGCTGAATGTCTACTTGATGCTTTATCAGAACAGAAATATATATGCCAAAAAGCGAAAGACAAAGTTTGGATTAACAGAACTACTCGTCGACCTATTACTGAAGTTACGAAAAACGATCTTCAGGAACTGTCTTTTAGTGTTAACAGGTCGAAGGAACTTAAGACCCAATTCGACGCCATCGAAAAGACTTTGTTGGAGTTAATTTTGTCTTTCGAGTTGATTGACTCTGAAAACCTGGATTCTGATTTTGAGGAAGAAACTGTTTCAAATACAGACTTAGAATGTTAATCAAATAGCACAATCCGATTACACTTAATGAGTGTAATACTCACAGTCGATTGTGTAATATTGAATTTTTCAAATGTCCATATAGCTAACAAAAGATGTCCATTCCAACAGAAACTTCAGTTGACAAACGTTGGAAAGTTATCACGAAGTTTCTTCGTAAGCTGGACACATGTACCGATGATTCTTTCAGAAATGTAGTAACTTCTATTGACAACAATATTGCTATTCAGAAGACCCTTTATGCTCGGAGTGTTGAATGTTCGGGTAAGTTTCTTGCAACACAAGAAGACATTCACAGCATCGATGCAGACAACTACTACACCCAAGCGAATATTTTGGACACCACAATTGCAGATCAGATTATGCAAGCAGTGAAGATTATTCAAACAAAAGATCTTGTTGACCTTAACAATAAAGCAAAACTTTTGGACATTTCTTGTGCATTAATGGATCTTCAGTCTGCCGGAGAGAAGTATCTTGCAAGCATTCGTGATCCAGAGAGAGGTCTTAACGATCTTAACGACATTATCTTTCATTCTGCAAGAGTGACAATGATAATGGTTCACTTAGATACGCTCGGTGACTCATTTTTACAAAACTAATACCAGAAACAATATTAAGAATTTGATTCCAAATTCTTAACAACACAGTACTCCAAAAATGGCATCGCTTACTCCGCTTGATATTCGAAATCTTACAAACCCTCGTATTTCATACGAGGAAAGAAAGAATATTTATCAGAAGTATTGTCAAGATTTAAATCTCTCATTGGTACAGTTAACTAATATGATGATTTATGAATACAATGTTCCTGAATATCTTATTAATATGCAACTTCGAGATCCGAAATCTGTTGTTGTTTCCGATTCGAAAGAATCGGAATCAGTAACTAAAGAAGTATTAACAGATGGGCCATTACTTCCATGGATTGATTACAATGATATTCGAGATCTTACAATTTCGTCCAAAGATGATCAAGGAAGAGATGATACACCAGATGATTCTGATGAAATCATTGAGAGTCTCATGAATGCAGTCAAGTCCGCCCAACATCCTTCAGTGACTATCAAAGAATTTAAAGCTTATGGACCGATGAGCAATGACATTTCAGAAAACAACGACATAAGTGTTGCTAGCGTGTCAACGTCTAATACTCTAAAAGTTGACACTCTGTCAACGTCTGATACTCCAAAAGTTGACAAGATTTGGTGTCATGAAATTTCAGAACATCCTTGTGAAGCAAGTATCCTTCACGGTATGTACAAATGTGAATGTTCTGGTGCACCAGAGATGTTTTGTGGAGCATGTGATTCTAAAATTTCTAATATTTCATCTGCAGTTAGGTTTCCAAGAGGTGATGTTGGTGGTTGGGATTCATCAATATATTGTAATATTGATTGTGCGATGATTCTCCCACCTTTTGAACTTACTCCTGCAATTCAGTTGAAGTTTTTGGTCGGAATTGAGCTAATGTCGAGAGTGTTATAATGAAGCTCTAAATGATAATTTTGAAAAATATTTGTGTGACTAATGATTCACAGAGGCAGTTTTGAGTGTTTTTTACCCTAACTTTTCCTCGGCTCAGAAAATGCAAATTTTTGCATTTTTACAGTTTTAGCCGGTGAGCGTTCTTAATAATTCTGATTTCAAAAACATGATCAAAACTGTGTTTTGCCAATTTTGATAAACTTGAATTGAAATGAAGTCATACAACACGTAAAATATCCTTCAAAAAATTCGTTATATCAATGAGTGTTACTGAGTGCACTTTTGAGTTTGCTATTCAACGTGATACCGATTTCACTGATGGAGCTCGTAAGCCAACTCGAGGAACTGTTCATTCAGCTGGTTATGATTTCTATTCTCCAACAGACGTTTTAATTCCTGCTGGGAAGACTGTCGCTATTAAGACAGGTATTACATCAAAGATGCCAAAGGACGTTGTGTTGATTTTAAAGTCTCGTTCTAGTCTGGCTCTTAAGAGCCAGATTACAACCGAGGGTGGTGTTATCGACTCTGATTATTATCCAAATGATATTGGTGTTATTCTCCATAACTCATCTGGCGTTGATTTTCAAGTTCATGCTGGAGATAAGATTTCTCAAGGAATCTTTATTCGATACTTAACAGTATCTGACGATCCACAAGAATCAACTAGAATGGTTAGAACAGGTGGATTTGGTTCAACTAACGTTAAACCGACTAGCGATGAGCCATTGCGTAACGGGTGTTAAAATTTTGTAATCATTGATTACAAATTACTTGAACCAGACAAAAATTACCGGAAAGATTTCATTCTTTCAACTATTTGTTCATCCGATTTGAAGCAATAAATGCCATAGTAGTCATGTTTTCCTTTCTCTTCTCGACATTTTTGTGTCAATGGTGTGTACAAGAAACTTCTAAGTGGATATTTCCCACCATTGTTAATATATTCAATGCATGCACGATAAACAATGTTAGCTAAGTAAAGCATCGTTGTATCTTTGTCTCCACATTCAGCAGGATAATATTGACTAACGATTAATAAGTTTTCAGGATGCGGGAGACCTACGTCCATACGATCATCGATATGAATCATTGAATTCAGTGACCTTCCAGTCTTAACAAGCAAGTTTAGATCCTTGATCTGTGTTTTCTCATTCCACCAATGTTTCGGAGAACGAGAAATAATGTAATCAAAAAATTCTATTCCCAATGAATAACAAACTTTCTTTGCATGTTCTTCTGTTCCTGCTGTCCAAACAATGAATTCTACTTCGGGGATACTTCTTAGAATGTCCAAAACTTGTTTAGCTCTTGGTCTGATAATAAGTTTATGATCCGGTGATTTCCAGTTTTCTTTTGGAAGACCTTCGTCACAAACTAAAGTTTGGTCTAGGTCCCAAACAATTGTTATACTTTGCCAACTTTTTCTAGCTGGTACATCGACTGGATTCAAATAATGATTTGGAAGTGGTGGGTATTCTTTCGACTCATTAATCGACAAACCCCGTTGATATTTGGCTTTCTCTCTCTTGAAAGACAATGGGAATAGGTAATCCCTGGTTGAAGTTAACATTTATCGTTTTAGTTTGTTTGAAAATGGATTTTGCTATTAGCAAAATCTTCAGAAAAAGTAAGAACGCTCCTCGGCAAGATCCCATGAAAAGAAGTCTGTTGTATCGAACCCGAACAAAAGTTGCTGAAAATGCTTTGTCGAATTATTTTCGAAAACCCGTGTTGCCAGATCTCTGAAATAGAAGCGTCTGTCAGGTTCTTGTGTGTCGAATTCCCATGTTTGATTAGATTCACCAAAAGAAATACGTTTCTTGATACTACTGGTTCTACTGTTGTAAGAACCAACTGTTGTTCCTACAGAAGCTAATGCTTCTTCCGAGATATCGGAAGACTTTGTATCTTTCTCTTTAGTTAACGTTGACACATCCACTTCCGAATCTGAATCTGATGGTGCAAATGGAGAAACAATAGTCTTCAACGAACACCAACCTTCTTCTTCAATAGCTTTCTCAGGTCGACAATATTCACATCCACCAAAATATCTACTAACTGGTGATATTTGATAATTAACATATCTACTAAATGTATCAACATCAAACGAAGTGTCCACCGGATTTTGTAAAGGTGATATATCTTCACCATTACCATTGATGTAAAGTGTTTCATATCCTCCTTTTCGACAACGACATTCCTGTAACCGCTCAACAATCGACATTCGACTGATATTTTCATATTTTTCACGAATGTCTTTGATTGCTAAAATTCCTTTAACATCGAAGAAACTTTTGATTGCAGCTCGTCGAAGATGAGTAATATTCTTTCGAAGAATCTTCTCTTGACTGATAATAATTTGTTTAATGTTGTACAAATACTCTGTTAGAAATAACAATTCCAATGAATTATATGTATTGGGAAGATTCCATGATTCACCGATAATTATATGTTTAAGATAGATAAACGTTTCTTCAAATTCTTCAGCCGAAACGGGCTTGTTGTTAGCGAGCATTAAAGGGTTCATCGATTTTTGTAATACAAAAATCATTAGAAAATATCAATGTTCTGATTTTCATATAGCGTGTGTGAAAGTTAGAAAGTGTGTTCACTGAAGTCAAATATTCTTATTCGTTGACGTCAAATACAAAGAATGGTCTTGGTGCGTCATTTGGTTTGGTCTGAAGACCTCCTTTAAGACGAAGTGTTGCACCTGATGCTCTCTTCGTAAGGATGTTAACAGTCTCTTCTTCAAGGTTTCTTATAATCTTCTTGCCATCAACAAAAACTGTATAGTTAGAAACATAAATAATCAAGACACCACCTTTTCGAACTCCATAACGCATGTTCAGTAAGTACTTGGTGTAAAAATTACGAATCCAAAGTTCCCATGTCGGAAATTCAACAATACTCTGATCAGCATCTTTGGAGTAGTCTTCTAAATCAAA